CGGAGTCCATCGTCACGATCGGCCCAACCCCAGCCGCCGCCCTCCTCGCCCTCGCCGCCCGTCTCGGAGCCTCCGAGTGAGCTGGCGTTTCGCCGCCATCACCATCCTGCTCATCGTCGGTCTCAGGCTGTTCGCCGTAGACGCGGGCTCCGGCTACAACATGGGGTTGATTGCGGGGATCTGCGTCACGGCGCTGTTCTGGTTGGCACAACGCATGGAGAGGGCGGAGTGAGAGTCCTCGTTGCCTGCGAGTTCTCTGGCATCGTTCGTGACGCCTTCATCGAGGCCGGGCACGACGCGGTGAGCTGCGACCTGCTGCCCTCAGAGCGACCCGGCCCACACATTCAGGGCGATGTGATCGACCTGCTGTACGGCCCGCAGGCAATCGTGGGCGAATGGGACCTCCTCATCGCCCACCCGCCCTGCACGCATCTCGCGGTGTCCGGTGCCCGGTGGTTCAAGGACAAGCAGCAGGAACAGGGCGAGGCCCTGGATTTCGTCCGCTGGCTGCTGAACGCGCCGATCTCCCGCATCGCGCTGGAGAACCCTATCTCGGTCATCAGCTCCCGTATCCGCAAGCCGGATCAGATCATCCAGCCGTGGCAGTTCGGCCACGGTGAGACCAAGGCCACCTGCCTCTGGCTCAAGGGCCTGTCGAAGCTGACGCCCACAAACGTCGTCGATGGCCGCGAGGGGCGCGTCTGGAAACTCCCGCCCGGCCCCGACCGATGGAAGGAACGCAGCAGGACCCTCCCCGGAATTGCCCGAGCGATGGCTCAACAGTGGGGCGGGTTGGCACGGGAGATGGAGACGCGGTGAGCCTGCTGACCATCGCCGAAGTCGCGCTCGAGCTCCGCGTGTCGCGGCGCACCGTGGAGCGGCTGGTTGCGGCTGGGAGGATCCGGGCGCTGCATCCGTCACCAGGCCGAGTCGTGGTGGAACGCCGTGAGGTCGATGCATACCTCGCGGCCCTTCGGCGTGCGGCATGATTACGCCGTGGCGAAGCGGCGAGCTCGGCGCGGCGATGGCACCGTCTACTACTCGCGCACTGATCGCCGCTGGGTTGCCCGTTTCCCCCTCGGTATCGTCAAGGGCCAGCGGCAGGCGAAGCGGGTCAAGTGCCTCACCGAGCGGGCGGCGCGGGCCGAGCTCGAGCAGCTTCGGCGCACCTACGGCTCCGGCATCGCCCCGACGAGCGGCACGCTCGACGCCTACCTCGACGCCTGGCTGGCGCAACATCGCAACATCGCCGACTCGACCAAGCGGTCATACGCCGATCACGTCCGGCTGCACATCTCGCCGCTGCTCGGCGGCATCCCCGTCGCACGGCTCCGCGCCAGCGACGTCGACCGGCTCATTGACGATCGCCTCGGGGCTACGTCGAGGCGCGGCAGGCCGCTCTCCCCGAATACCGTGCGGCGCATCGTCACGACGCTCCACATCGCCCTGCAATCCGCGGTCGATCGCGGCGAGCTGCCCGTCAATGTCGCGGGCATGGTCCAGCTACCCCCACCCGCCAAGCACCTTGTCCCCGCGATGTCCGGCGATCAGGCCAACCGCATCCTCGAGGTCGTATCGGGCCATTGGCTCGAGCCGCTCGTCGCCCTGCTCCTGGGATCCGCGCTCCGTCTCGGAGAGGCGCTGTCGCTGTACCAAGGCGATGTCCACCCCGACGACGGGTACGTCACGCTGCGGGAGAGCAAGACGAGCCTCCGATCCGTCCGTGTCAGCCCTGACGCCGCCGACGCGATCCTCGAGGCGCTCCGAGCGGCCCCAAGGCGCGGCCCGCTCGAGCCTCTGTTCTTCGGCCCACGCACGGGCAAGCAGCTCACCGGGGCGACCGTCAGCCACGCCCTCCCGAAGCTCATGGAGCGCGCCGGCCTGCCGCGCCTCACGCCCCACGCCCTCCGGCACGGGCACGCCACACTCCTGGTTGCCAAGGGTGTCCACATGCGCGTCATCGCCGAGCAGCTTGGACATCGGAACCCGGCGCTCACCGCGAAGGTTTACGCCCACGTCCTGCCCGAGTCGCAGCGCGAGGCGCTCGAGCTCCTTCCGCGACGGGCGCGCGCTCGATAGGGTCCTACTTAGGGTCCCGCCATGCGATCATTCGTGCGTGGGAGCATCGGATTGTGGATCCGAAGGTTATGGGTTCGACCCCCATAGGCCACCCCACTCCATCGATCGGGCGGCTACGCCATGACCCGACAGGGCACGACATCATCCGGCACGATAGGGACCCCGGTAGGGACCCCGAAACGGATCAGCCCGGAGCTTCGCGCGGCGGTGTGGGGGCGCGACGAGGGCATCTGCGGCATCTGCCACGAGCCGGCGGATCCGCTCGAGTGGAACGCCGACCACATCGTGCCGTTCTTCCTGGGCGGCCCCACCGTCGTCCACAACCTCCGGGTAACGCACCCGCGCTGTAACCGCAGTCGGTCCCGGAAGATGACCGACGCCGAGCTGATCGACGCGGCGGACGAGTGGACGGCCAACGAGTTCGCCATTGACGCTCCCACGTTCGAGGCATTCTACGCGGCCCACATCGACCGCCCGGCGGTCACCGATGGCGTGTGGACGTGCGACTGCGAGATGTGCCAGCGGTTACGCGGATGACCACCCCCCGCCCCGGCACCGCCCTGACCACCCGCGAGCTCGATGTCCTCCGGGCCTGGGTTGCGGCGGACTTCGACAGCGCGGGCGCGGCGGCGGTGATCGGCTGCACTGATTCCGCGGTGCGCCAGCATGTCCGGGCCATCCAGACACGCACCGGGATCCATACCCGTCGCGGCCTCGAGCGATACCTCAACCGGCTGCGGCGCAATGCTCACGAAACGGAACCTACCCAGCTCGTGGTGGGCCTGTAATGCTCCCGACATGCCAACAGCCTCGCTGCACTCGCTCCTGACATGGGCCAACAAGGCATGGCGTGACGAGACCCCGGAACTCGGCCACGCAGTCGCCCTGACCGACGAAGGTGGGGCGCCGGAGATGAAACCCGCCGCCGCCGCGTACCTCGGCCTCCTGGCGAAGCGCCGACTTACCGAAGACACCCGGCCCGACAACTGGCGAGCCCTCGCGGGCCGCCGTGACGCAGACGGGCGCTACCTCACCCCGCTGCGCTACTCGATCGAGCTCTGCCCCGACCCCGACGAACGCTCGTTCCTCCGCTCGCTGGTGCCCGAGCTGTACTTTCCGTCCGAGATCGCGGAGATCCACGGCGTTCCGAAGTGGGCGGCGAAGTACGTCATGTACGCAGCCCTCGACCGCCTGCGCCGGACCTACGACCAGCTCATGCGCGACCAGGCGAAGGGGACCGCGGCGCACGTCGGCTGGGTGTCGATGAGCGAGAGTCAGCGTGCCGCCGTGGTCGCTGGCGAGAAGGATGCCGCCTAGAATGCCGATTGTGCGCGATCCGTTCGACGTGTCCGATGATGAACAGCGCGCCGTCAAGGACGCGATGCCCAACGGTTGGCACGCTAGCCCGCTCTCGATCGACGTGGCGCTCGATGGCCGCGAGCCGCGCGTGACATACCGAGTCACCTTCCACTGGGGCGTCGAGATCGAGGGTGGTCGAACGAGGTACTACTACGGTGGTGAGTCATCCATCCAGCCTACGCATCGACGCCTTGATGTCGAGGTGCGAGCAGGTTCGATGGCGCAACTAGCGGACTTCGCGCGCCACCTGTCCGCCCTTGAGGCGATGACCGGGTTGGCATGGCCGCTGTCGTTCTCGATCGAGGGCTTCCCATTCCCTGATTAGGGGTATTGCACCCTTGCGCAAGGGTGCTACCGTTGGTAGCAGCCGAATACGAACCCGCCGGACAGCGACCAGCCCACGGCCAGGCGCGCGGCGCTCTAGGGTTCTTCGGCGACTCCACCTTCTCCGACGGATAGAGCTGTGGGCATCTGCGTGGGCCTCTGCGCCCGTAGCTAGCACCCCGAACCGTCGCCGGACGGCAGTACCCGGCACAACCCCACCTACCCACCGGAGTCCTGTCCGTGGTCCTGCGTGTCCGTCACCCGAACACACCGCCCAAAGACGTCGACCTCGGGCCGCACGGCCATGCCATCAAGCACCCGTGGATCGTCATGCGCCGGACCATCGATGAGGCGCTGATCGTCGCCAACGCCCAGCATCGCCGGGAGGTTGCGCGGTGACGGGGGTGGAACGGGACGCGCTGGCACATCTCGAGGTCCGCCTGTTCGGGCTCGACGGCGAGGGCGGGGCCATCGGCGACATCAACGCCCGCCTGCAGCCCGTGACCGAGTTCTACCAGCAGGCGCTCGGCGTGATGCGCCTGTTCCGGTTCCTTGGCGTCGGGTTTCTCGTGACGGCGATCTTCGGCGTCGCCAAGGCTTCCGGCCTGCTGTGATCCGCGTCGGCACCTTCGCTTGGCGGCGATGTGCGTGCCCCGGATGCCAGATCGACATCTACGCCCCGGTCCACGTCGAGGCTCGCTGCAAGGCCCACGGCGGCCCCGGCTACTTCGAACAGCCTGAACCCGACGAGTGGGGCGAACTTCCCGTAGCGGCGGCGGCTGGACCTCCCCCGGTCGCCGACCGCACTCACCCGGAGTCTGAATGAAGCCCAACCTGTCGTTCGGCGTCATCACCGAGCTGTCCTGGCGCGGCGTCGGCGACATCGACGAGTGCGCTCCGACCTCGGACCTGATGTGTGTCCACGCCGTCGCGGGCTGGGAGACGCTGTACGACATCCCGCACTACCGGGCGGCGGCGGGCAACCCCGACGACCCGACGCAGGGTGACGGCCTGACGAACGCGCAGAGCGTCAAGGCCCTGCGGACGCTGTACCCGAAGCTCACCGCCCTTCCGGGGTTCGCGTACACCGAATACACCACGGGCGGCCCGACCGGCTCCGACTTCGCCGGGGCCATCCTGAAGCGACAGAGCGTGGCGTCGGTGTCGGTCATCGCAGGCAAGCTGCCCGTTCACGGCACCTTCACCGGGCAGCACCGCATCGCGGTCGCCGCCAATGGCACGTCGTTCCTGTACGGCGACCCCCTGAAAGCCCCGTACTCCGAGTGGCGGACGATCAGCGTGGCGGCGCTCGCCATCGCCATCGAGGCGTACCCCAAGAACGTCGGCGGCGGCGTGATCTTCCTTCCGACCGTCGATGAGGCGTTCACCACGCACCCGCTGTACGCAACCGCAGCCCCGGAGGCTCGCGCCAAGGGCATCGCCGATGCCGCAGCCGCAGCCGCAGCAGTCAAATGAAGCGTCTGCTTCGCTGGATCACCTACGTCGTCGCGGCGGCGTTCTTCGGCCCCGCGATCGTCGGCTTGCTGGTCGTCAACGCCGCGATGTTCGTCCATGCGCCCGTCTTCTACGTCCTGATGATGACGGCCATCGGCTGCGGCTGCGGAGCGGTGGCATCTGCCGTGATCTGGGCGTTCGACCTGTGAGCCTTCGAGCGCGACTCGCCCTGTTCCACCTCCACGACAGGGGCATCCATTTGCTCTGTCGGAGGATGTGGCGAAGGATCACGCCTCACTCCGACGCTCTCACGGAGCTCCACTTCTGATGCTAACCCAAGCACGCGTCGGCGCGGCCTCCGTCAACGACGTGACGGCAGGCGACTTCCTGCGCGTGGTTCGCCGGACAGTTCACCCCGCCGATGACGCGGACGGGATGTATGACGTCGAACTGGAGTTCGAGCGACTTCACGAGGTCGATCCCGACCGGCCCGACGCCCCTGCCGATGACCGCATTCGGTGGGTGCTGGAGCCGTGGGAATGAAGCGCCTCATGCGATGGTGCGTCCCTGACGGGATCCGGTGGATGACCGAATGACCACCCATTCCAACGGCGAGAAGGTCAAGGTCATCACCCGCTGGGGCGACCCGACCGTCTCGTGCAACGTCGATCACGGCGGCGCTCCATGCCCCGAATACGACTTCTCAGCCGCCCCGCGCGGCCTGCTCTACCACCGCGCCAAGAATGGCATCCGCACGTTCGAGGTGCCCGACCCAGACCCCCTCACGGTGCTCCCGGACTGCCACACCGGACGCCAGTTCACCAACCCCATCGTCCGCCAGATGCTCGCCGCGCTGGGAGTTCGGATTTGCACCGACTGCGATCGCTACATCGGCATCGCTGGTCGCTCGCGCTGGCGGGAGCGGCCCTAGCGGATTCCGCGACGTTCACGGTGATGGGCACGGCGCACGAGCTGAACCCGCTCGCTGCCGCCTTCCCCGCCGCGGCCATCGTCGCCAAGTTCCTGCTGGTCGCAGCGATCCTCGCTCTGCCGCTGGGTCAGTACGCAACGAACGTCCGTATGACCGGGGCTCTGGCTTGGTCGATCGGGGCGTGTTCAAACCTGCTCGTGCTCTGGAGGTAGTCGTGCCTGAGTTCGTCAAGAAGGCCATCGTGGACTTCGCCGAAACCGGCCTCGCCGCCGTGTTCGCCCTGTCGGTGGTCCTCCCGTCCTCGGTCGAGGATGCCAAGAAGGTCGCGGTGGCGATCGGCGTTGCCCTGCTCGGCGCGGCGGTGTCCGCAGCCCGACGCGCGGCTCCGGGGTTCATCGAGTACCTGAAAGAGAAGCTCGGGACGGCCGAGTGACGGCAGGGGCAGCAAGCGGCCCCTCTCTCCTCCAGGCCGCACAGGCAATCGTCGCTGAACGAACCGCGATCAACTGGCGGTGCCCCGTCGCCAAGGTGCTCGCGGCCATGTCGCCCGAGATGGCCGACGAGCTCCGGGCGCTACTGCTCATGGACAAGCGGGATATGCCGGCCTCGGTCATCGCCAAGGTGGTGAAGGACGCGGGCTACGCGCTCACCGAGGATCCGATCCTGTCGCACCGGCGCACCCTGCGCGGCGGGATGGGCTGCAAGTGTCGCTCCTAGAGGACGCTGCGGCCCTCGCTGGCGAGGTTGCCCTCCAGCAGACGAAAGACGCCGATCTCATCCGGCTGGCCGAGCAGCGCGGCTTCGTGATCCACAAGCCGCAGCCCATCGAGGCCCCGGTCCTCGACGTATCCAACATCACCGGCAAGGACCGCCTCCGCATCGCGGTCGTGTCCTGCACCCACTTCGGATCCAAGTTCCAGCAGCTCACCGCCCTGCGGGAGTTCTGCGAGTACGCGGACACCGTGGCCGACGTGGACCTGTTCGTCCACGCGGGCGACCTCGAGGACGGCCCGGGCTCACGCCACAAGAACCCGTCCGAGGTGTTCCAGCACACCTACGACGCGATGCTCGACTACTCAGCCGCCGTCCTGCCCGTGACGCGCAAGCCGTGGAAGATCATCTCGGGCAATCACGACGACTGGTGGACCATCGACGGCGGCCCGGATCTCATTAAGGCCCTGTGCGAGCGCCGTGACGACTGCGAGTACCTCGGCAAGTCGTTGGGGTATTTGCGTTTCAGGGACACGCTCATCGAGGTCACGCACCTCAACACGGGTTCGGCCTACGCCTACTCGTACAAGCCGCAGAAGCACGTCGAATCGCTGTCACCTGAGCGCAAGCCGAACGTGTCGCTGATCGGCAACTTCCACAAGTGGTGCGTCCTCATGTACCGCAACGTCCTGACCGTCCAGCTCCCCTCGTTCCAGGCGCAGTCATCGTGGATGGCCGGCAAGTCGCTGGTGTCTGAGGTGGCGGGCGTCATCATCGACATCGGGCTGCACAACAAGGGCCTCGCCCCGCTGGTCAAGGTGGAATCGGTCTACACCTTCGAGCCCCGCGCCAACGACTGGCCCTAGCCATGCTGACGCCGCAGGAATGGACGACGCTCACGGCGCTGCTCGTCATCCTCGCGGTGCTGCTGTGGATGATCCCGTCCTGCGGCGACCCGGAATGCGCCAAGGCCCACGCCCGCCACTCCGTCGCCCAGCGCGCCGCAGACATCGAGCGTACCCATGCCACGTACCACGATCCGAGTAGGCCCCAGCCTCTCTGCTCGCTTTGCCAGGCGAGGAAGCGCGACGATGGTTCTTGAGACGACCCGCTACCCGACCACCTACTTCGCCATCCACGAGCGGTGCGTCTGCAACCAGCGCATCACGAGCTATCCCTTCTACGGGATGCAGATGGGCGAGGACCAGGACGAGGACGCGATCGTGTACTTCGACCACGAGCACGACCGCTGCATGGCGGAGTGGGGTCTATCCACCTACCCCGATGACCCGCTCGGCGTGAGGCACTGTTGATGCGCCGCCGGTACACCAAGGCACAGAAGGCTGAGGCTGTCGCCGCCGCAACGATCAGCAGCACCGAGGCTGCATCCGAGTCGCTGGGCATCCCGCGCACCACGATCGCCTACTGGCTCGACCAGCCCGAGTTCGTCGCCCTTCGCCAGAAAACCCGCGACCAGGTTGCCGAGGCGATGTGGTCCGCGATCCAGCTCGGCCTCGACGAAGTAGCCAAGGGCCTGCGCGGCGAGGCACCGCTGCGGGACAAGGCCACGGCGCTCGGCATCCTCTACGACAAGCATGCCCTCCTGACCGGCGGCGCCACGGGCAGAACGGAGAGCCGTGACATCACAGGCAGCCTTGCCGACGCCGACATCATCGCCGCCATCCGAGAGGCCGAGCAGGCAACAGGCGCTGTCCGAAGCGCGGCGGAGGATCCGGTCCCGGCAGAGGGATAGGCAGTACGAGGCGTTCCGCGACGACCCGGTGGCGTTCATCGAGGTCATCCTCGACGAGCGCCCGTGGTCCATCCAGGCGCGCATCGCCGAGCTCGTCCGCGACAACCCCAACGTCGCCGTACCGTCGTGCTTCGGCTCCGGCAAGGACTGGATCGCCGCGCGGCTCGTGGCGTGGTGGGTGGCGACCAACGGCATCGCGGTCACCACTGCCGACACCTACCGCCAGGTCCGCGACATCCTGTGGCGCGAGCTGCGCAAGGCCCACGCCAGGGGCCAGCTGCCGGGCGCGATCCCGCTCGTCGAAAGCCGCTGGGAAGTGCCCGAGACGGGTGCCTTCGCCATCGGCATCAAACCCGAGGACTACAACCCCGAGGGCCTGCAGGGCATCCACGGTCGGCGCGTGCTGGTCGTGCTCGACGAGGCGAACGGCATCAGCGCACCGCTCTGGGAAGCCACCAAGGGCCTCGTGGTCAACCCCGAGAGCCGCATCCTCGCCATCGGCAACCCGCACGAGCCCCAAGGCCCGTTCTTCGAAGCCTGCCGGGCGTCGACGTGGACGGTCCAGCACATCTCGGTGTTCGATACCCCGAACTTCACTGGCGAGCCCGTTCCCGAGAAGGCCGCATCAGAGCTGGTCAGCCCGTTCTGGCTCGAGCAGCGACGGGCTGAGGGGCTGGAAGGCACGCCGTGGTGGCAGGCCAAGGTGCTCGGGCAGTTCCCGGACACCGCATCCAACGCCGTCGTCCCGCTCGCCTGGGTCGAGGAAGCCCGCCAGCGCCCGCAGACACCCGACGCGCGGGAGTGGGCGGGGCTCGACGTGGCCCGCTTCGGCAACGACGACACCGCACTCATCGCCGGCAACGGCAACGGCCCGTGGGAGGTCACCATCCGGCATGGGCACGAGACGATGGAGGTCGCGGGCCTCGGGATGGCGTATCTCCAAAGCCGCCGGGGCACGCTCGCGGTGGACGTCATCGGCGTCGGTGCCGGCGTGTACGACCGCATCCGCGAGCAGCGACCGCCGGGCGCGGTGCTCGATGTCAACGTCGGCGCAGCGCCCGACCACGATCCCGATCTGTTGGCGAACCTCCGCGCCCAGCTGTGGTGGGACGCCCGCAACGCCCTCGATCCCCGCTCTCCCGATCCCGTGAGCCTGCAACGGCTCGACGAACCCGCCTACCAGCGACTCCGCGCGGAGCTCACCGCACCCGTCTACCGCATGACGTCGGGCGGCAAGGTGCAGGTCGAATCGAAGGACGAGATGAAGGCCCGCGGCCTGCCCTCGCCCGACCTCGCCGACGCCTTCTGCCTGGCCTTGTACGCCCGGTCACGCGCTCGCCGCCGGACAACCTTTGGAGCAGCCGCGTGACCCTCCTCGATCGCCTGATCCGGCGACCACAACCTCCCCGGACGGCGAAGGCCGTGACGGCGCTCGGCCCGTGGGCCACAGGCGTCCCCCTGTCGCTGTACGACCGGGAGCCGCAGAAGGTCGCGGCGGCCTGCCTGCGGGCGTACAAGGTGGGCTGGTTCTACAAGGCCGGCAAGAAGATCGCCGACGACGTAGCAGCGTTGGACTGGTCGATCAGCGATGGCGACGTGGAGGAAGGCGAGGGCGAGACGACCCTCCAGCGACCCGCCCTGCAACTCCCCTTCGACAGCCTCAGCCCGATCGACCAGCTGCAGCGCCTCCTGGAGCGGCCCAACCCGTACCAGACGGGCCGCCAGCTGCTGCGTAAGACGCAGGTGCGCCTCGACTTCGCGGGCGCGGCAGCGTGGTATCTCGAAGGTGCGACCTCGGGCCTGCCGCAGGCGATCTACGGCATCAGCCCCGCGCGCATGTGGCCGTCGCGGGCCAACGACGGGACGCTCTTGGGCTGGGTCATGGACAAGGACCAGCCCTCGGGCGGTGTGCCGTTCGATGCCTCGGAGATCCTGTGGTTCTCCACCGGCAACGCCGACAACGACGACATCTGGGGCACCTCGGTCGTGGAGGCCGTGTACTCGCAGGTTCCCCTGACCGACCTCATCGCCCGTCATACCGGCGACGTGCTGTCGCTGGGCGGGCGGTTGTCGGGGATGCTGTGGCCGAAGGGCCGTCCTCTGACCGAAGACGAATACGTGGAAGCCCAGCGGGCGTGGCGCAACGTGGCGTCCGATCCCAACGCGGCGCGGCGAATGCTCATCTTCCCCGAGCCGATGGAGTGGGCGCAGGGCGCGGCCACGCCGCAGGAGATCGGCATCCCCGAGCTCGCGTCGCTCAACCGCGACGAGATCCTGACCGCGTTCCCGATCAGCCCGTATCGGCTCGGCGTGCCGATGCCCGGCGGCCTGAACTCCGGCGAGCTCCGCAAGGAGGACCGCAAGGACTACTGGGAAGGCTCGATCCACCCGCGCGCCGACCTGCTCGAGGAAACGATCCAGGTCGGCCTCGTCTCGCTGTACGAGGACGCGGAGGGCCGGACGTTCGACTTCGAGATCGCGGAGCCGAACATGGACGACGCGGCGGCGCTCAAGGACAAGGCCGATGCGTACAAGGAGCTCGTCTCGATCGGGCTCGATCCCAAGGAATCGCTGACCGCCGTTGGCCTCGGGCACATCAAGTGGCTGGGACTGCCGGAGCTCATCGACCCGCAGGCGCAGGCCCAGGCGCAGCAGGAGAGCCGGGACGCGGCGCTGGCGCAGGCCAACTCCGAACCCGCGAGCATCCCGGCCAAGGCCACCAAGGCCCGCGAGGACGTCGCGGCGCTGGGCAAGACGCTGCTGGGTGACTTCCTCGCCGCGCAGCGTGATCGGGTCGTGTCGGCGCTCAAGGAGCACCTGCCGGCGACCAAGGCGGGCCGCATCGAGGCGATCAAGGCTCCTGTCCCCGACTGGTGGGACCGCGAGCACGAGGATCGCGAGCTCGCCGCCGTGCTGCGGGTCATCTACCAGGACTCGTCCCGTCAGGGGTTGCAGGTCGTCGCCAACGCGCTCGAGCGGATCGTGCCCAACAGGGCCGTGGCCCGCGTAACCGCTGACCTGCTGACACACGGCACGGAGCGGATCGCCGACATCAACGCCCGGACGCTGCAGGCCATCACCATCGAGCTCGCCGAAGGCACCCGGCGCGGGTACTCCGTGGCGCAGCTCATCGACGGCGTGCCGTCCGAAGGCTTCGCAGGCGTGCTCGCGGTGGGCATGGAGAACGGTGTCGGCGTGTGGGGCGATGCGCGGGCCGAGATGATCGCCCGTACCGAGACGGTGCTCTCGTACAACCGGGCCACGCTCGACGGCTACAAGGAGTTCCGGGTCGTGCAGGTCGAGGCGATCGACGGTGACGGTGACGAGGAATGCGCCGCGCGCAACGGCAACGTCTACGCCGTGGACGAGGCCCTCGAGATCGAGGACCACCCCAACGGCACCCTCGACTGGATCCCGGTGGTTGACAAGGCGTGGCACGACCCGGCGGAGCAGGTCGAGCGCGTGCTCAAGGCCATGCCCCAGCCCGTCTACTACGTCCCGCCGACGCGCACAGTCCTCGACTTCGACGACGCGGGAAAGGTGATCGGCTCCCACGAGGAACTGGTGCATGGCTGACCCGCTGGCGCTCGTCTACCGCTGGTTGGCCGATCACGTCGCCGACATCACCGGGCCGAAGGGCGAGCCTGGCATCCCCGGTCGCGATGGC